GTATGACATGGGCATGAAAGTGGCGGCAATTTCTCTCCTTGCACAAGATGAAAGAGTTTTTAAAGCTATGTGGCAAGCAGGCACACCAGCACCTTATGAAGGCAAAATAGGAGCAGAAGCCAAAGAGCTATGGCTGGCTAACCCACAAAAAAGACCTGATAAAGCAGATTTTGAAGCAGAGTTTGTAGAATCCTGCATACAAGAAAGAAATCCTAAAAGAGATGAAATAAACAAAGATGTTGTTGGAGCAGTTAAGGTTATTTATACAAGAAAAACAAAATCTAAAAAACAATGCAAAAAAGAGCTTTATGGTGGTTAGTATGTTTTTCTTTAAACATACCAGCACAATACATTTACGAGGCTAATCAAGACCTCTTTCAATTACAAAAAAATGCAAACAATTTTGAGGGAGAGTTGGCTTATGAAATAGGTGACGATCAGTTATCTACGACTATAAATCTACCTTTTACTTTTACTTTTTACAATCAGCAATTTGATTCAGTTCGTTTGGCAATGAATGGTTGTGTTCACTTTGGCTTAGGCACAGGTAATATTAATGCTAATAATTATTGTGCTGATTACACTCCTGATTCTTTAACCACAAAAAATTACACCTACACCATGTTTCCATTTTGGACTGATCTCATAAGAGATAATAACTCTCGTGTTAAGTCATGGGGTGATAACACAAAGATGATACTAGGATTTTATGATGTTAGGGAGTACAACCGAGCTAGTGATAATAGTTTTGAAGTCATACTCTATCCTAATAACACTTTTGAATACAGATATGATGAGTTAGATATTATTAATCATGATGTCCTAATAGGTGAAATAGGCGCAAACACAAACGAATCTTACACTTATTTATTTCATGATGAATGTAATACAGGAACCACCAACAGCAGTTCATGTGTATCAACAAACTGGAATAACACATCTTCTAACACCCTACTAGAGGGTGGAGGCAGTCTTTATGGAGTGGGCAGTGGCAATGGCATTGATTGTTCTAATCCACTTAATGATAGTAGCTGTTCAGGATATGCTGATGCCTTATTAACACAGCAGTGCAATATCACTCAACTTTATAGTCAGTCTTGCCCTAACTATTGGCAAGCCTATGATCAGCAACAATGTGATGATGACCCTCAATATGCATCCTTTTGTGCTGGTTTTAGACAAGAAGAGTCAGTGGCTTTTTTCAATGAGGATAATGTTGATTATGGTTTTGTAGATGAACAAGAGCAGTTTGCTACTGGTATATTTGAAGATGAACACCATCATCATGGCTTTGAAGAGCCTTTTGAGATCATAGAATTTTTTGAAGAAGATATGCCATTTGTTTTTGATGACTTTAATGAACCACAAGAGTTATTTGGTGAGCCATTTAGAGATGAGTTTGAAATATTTTTTGAGCCTGAGCCACTACCATTTATTGATGATTTTCGTGGTCATGATGATTTTCTACCACAAGAAGATGTGTTTGTTGAACAATTTATCTTACAAGAGACTTTGTTTATAGAAGATTTTAGTGAGCCTGAAAACTTTTTAGTCATCAATACCATTGAAGAATTAGATGATTGGTTTGAGGAAGAAACAAGAGGACATCATGAAGAACACAGAGATGAAGAGCATGTTGCTAGAAATGATGAGCCTGAAGAAGAGTTTAGAGAAGAGATTTTTGAAGAGGAGGCTGTTGAAGAGGTCTTTGAAGAATTAGAAGAAGTTTTTGCAGAGTTAGAGGAGGAGTTGATTGCAGATACAGAAGAAGAAATTTTTGAGGAGCTAGATGAAATACAAGAAGAAATAGATGTAACCAATACTGATGCATCACCATCAAAAACCAAAATAATAGCTTTAAATGTAATTAATAATGCTTTGAATACTGCAAACAACAGCACAAATTATGGTGGTGGCAGTTCACAAGGCAACTCTTCTACCACAGGCACAGGTGGATTTTCTACACAGGGTAGCAACACATCATCAGGTGGTATAAGCACATCTTCATCTCCTAGCATGTCTGATCAATATGCTAGTGCTACAGCCCAAAACAACCAGGTTTTATCTATGAGCGGAGATGTTGGTGGATCTGTGACGATTAGTATCACGCCTATGAATACCGTTGATGGCGGTGCAGAAGTAGTAATGGCTGATGTGCAAGTTCAAAACGTGCAAGGCAAAATAGATACTGCTATTGGTGGGGTAATGACTCAATCAGAGGCCGATCAAATAGCAGATAAAATTATCGCTCAAAATATAGAGGCCCAACAAGAAGAAATGCAAGAGGAACAACAAGCCACAGGTGAGTATAGTGACGAATCAAGTTTAGTTGCCTTAATAGGATATGTTCCACAATTTAATTCATATACTCAAACGACAATTCCTGATAGCCCCAGTTGGTACACTTCTCAAGATATATATACCTCTGCTACACTAGATGACAACATAAACGCTTTTTATAATTATGCGAGTACAAATATAAATAATTTACAAAGCATGATGCAAAATCAACCTGAAATATGGAGGTAATATGGACTGGTTACAAAACAAAACAACACAAATAATTGCACTTGTAGGTATCGTTGGCACGCTTGCAGGCTTTGGTTATCAAGGCGCAGAGTATGTCAACAGACTAGAAAACCTAGAGGCTAAAATTGGTGGCATAAGCGAAGCAGAGGATAACGTACAAGTTATTGAAGAACGCTTTGCTTCGATAGAAACATCAGTTCAGTTTTTAGAAAAAGAGATAGATGGTATAGATGTTCCAGATGTTACTGAAATAAAAACTGACATTGCAACTATTAAAGCTGATTTAGAAAGCTTAGATAAACAAATAGAGGAAATAAAAGATGACAACAAGAATCCTCTTGCTGGTTAGTATATTTTTAATTGGTTGTTCTACACCATCTAACTACATACCTATAGCTGAAAACTCTAACTTAGAGTGGAACGATAAATTTGACTCTGATAAATGGCGAGAAAAATATAAAAAATGTCAGGCATTTTTATACCACGATCACGATGCTTGGAATTGGTGTATGGATAATGAGTAAAGTTTTACTAGGTATAGTTTTAGTTTTGCTTGCAGTTTCTTATTACTTATACAGTCAAAACCAAATACTCCAAACCAATAACGCAGTTTTAGAGGGCGCAGTAGAAACCCAAGAAGAAGCCATCAAATCATTACAACAAGACTTTGAGTTGCAAACCCAACAACTTCAAGATCTAAGTATCAAAAGTCAAATAGCTCAAAGAGAATTAAATAGATATACACAGTTTATACAAAACTATGAGTTAGCCTCAAAGATATTGGCTGACCCAGTTGAAATGGAAAGGAAAATAAATAATGGTACAAAACACATTATGGAAGATATTGAGAAAATCAGCACCACTGTTGATAGTCTTGATAATGGCTTGCAGTTGCAGCCTACTGCCAACTAAACAAATACAAGTTTCTGCAAAACCTATTGAAAGGCAGATAGTACAACCTATTATGCCTAGAGAAATAAATCTCAAGGAACTACAGTGGATTGCAGTAACGCCTGAAAACTGGGAAGAACAGCTTGCAAGAATAGAAAAACAAGAGGGCGAGTTAGTCTTTCTAGCTATGACAATTCCTGATTACGAAGTTATGGCTTACAATATGCAAGAGATAAAAAGATATATTACAGAACTAAAAGATGTAGTTGTGTATTATAGAAAGGTAACTACTAATAAAGATGAGCAGTAAACCAGAACCATACATTTATAAAGCAACAGTTGAAAGGGTTGTAGACGGCGATACGGTGGATGTAACACTTGATTTGGGATTTGATGTAAAGCTACACAAGCAACGCGTACGTTTAGCCCAAATAGATACGCCCGAATCCAGGACTAGAGATTTAGCAGAGAAAAAATTAGGCTTAGCAGCAAAAGAAAGGCTGAAAGAATTATGTGTTGGTTCAATCAGCATTAAATCATTTGGTAAGGGTAAATATGGCAGAATACTTGGTATACCTTATACGGAAGATGGCGAGGATATTTGTCAAATGCTTATTGATGAAGGACACGCGGTTGTTTATGACGGCGGTAAAAAAACAAAAGTTTGGGGGGATTACTAAGATGAATATTTCAAATGAAGGCATATCTTTAATTAAAAAATTTGAAGGCTGCAAGTTAGAAGCTTACTACGATGCCGTAGATGTTTTAACGATTGCTTACGGCAGAACTAAAGGTGTAAAAGCTGGCGATACTTGCACACAAGAACAGGCTGATGCTTGGCTTGAAGAAGAATTACATGAGTATGGCGGATATGTAAATGATGCAGTTAAAGTTGATTTAGAACAAAATCAATTTGATGCCTTAGTTGCTTGGACCTACAATTTAGGTCCTACAAACTTAAATAAAAGTTCGATGTTAGTTGAAATAAATAACAAAAATTGGGATGAAGTTCCGCATCAAATAAAGCGTTGGAATAAAGCAGGTGGTAAAGTGTTAGAAGGTTTAGTAAGACGCAGAGAAGCTGAGGCTTTGTTATTTGAAGGCAAAGATTGGACAGAGGTTTAGATGACAATAGCTAGATTTACATTTCAACCAGGCATAAAAAGAGAGGGCACTCAGTATGATAATGAGGGCGGTTGGTTTGATTGTAATCTAATAAGATTTAGACAAGGTAGACCTGAAAAATTTGGAGGCTGGGAAAAATTAACCACTAGCACATATTTAGGAACATCAAGAGCTTTACATAATTGGATTGCTTTAGATGGTAGTAAGTATTTAGGCAACGGAACTAATTTAAAATATTACATCAAAGAAGGTAACACTTTTAATGATGTCACTCCTATAAGACTTACAACGGGCGCGGGAGATGTTACATTTTCAGCCTCAAATGGTGATGCCACAATAACAGTAGCAGATACTGCCCATGGAGCAGTAAAAAATGATTTTGTTACTTTTTCTGGTGCTTCTTCTTTAGGCGGTAACATCAACTCGAATGTTCTCAATCAAGAATATCAGATAGCAACTGTAGTCAATGCAAACTCTTATACCATAGAGGCAAAAAATACTAGCGGGGTTACAGTTACTGCTAATGCAAGTGATAGCGGTAATGGAGGCAGTTCAGTTGTAGGTGCTTATCAGATTAATACTGGTTTAGATGTATTTGTACCCTCTACTGGTTGGGGTGTAAGTTCTTGGGGTAACGGCGGTTGGGGATCATCAACAAGTATTTCTGCAACCAATCAGTTAAGACTTTGGACGCATGATAATTTTGGTGAAAACTTAATAATTAATCCTAGAGGTGCTGGTATTTTTGAATGGATTGAATCAAATGGTCTAAATACTAGAGCAGTAGACTTATCAGCTAGAACTGGAGCTAACCTTGTTCCAACCAAAGCTTTACAAGTAATAACATCAGAAATAGACAGGCATTTGATAGTTTTGGGTGCAGACCCTTTAAACGCATCAGGAACAGCTAGAACTGGTAGCGTTGATCCGATGTTGATAGCTTTTTCCGATCAAGAAAATGAATTGGAGTTTGAGCCAAAAATTACTAATACAGCAGGATCTTTACGGTTATCATCAGGCTCACAAATAATTGGTGCGGTAAAATCAAGACAAGAAATTATTATTTTTACAGACACTTCAGTTTACAGCATGCAATTTGTTGGGCCGCCATTTACTTTTAGAGTAAATCTAATTAATGAATCTTCTGGATTGATAAGTCCAAAAGCAGCAGTTACAGCCCCGCAAGGCATATATTTTATGTCTTACGATAATTTTTACATTTACAACGGCTCAGTCATAAAACTTAACTGCGATGTCTTAGATTACGTATTCTCTGATTTTAATTCTGAGCAGGCATTTAAAATTAACGCTTTTACCAATACCAAAGAAAACGAAGTAGGTTGGTTCTATCCGTCTGCAAGCTCTTCAGAAATAGATAGGTATGTGATTTATAATTACCAAGATAAGGTTTGGTATTACGGTCAGCTTTCACGCACAGCTTGGCTTGATTCTGGCGTTGAATCATATCCGCAAGCTACAGCCTCAAACTCTCTATTTCAGCATGAAGTTGGTTTTGATGACGATGGTTCGCCGATGACAGGCGTGTTTATAGAAAGTTCTGACTTTGATATTGGCGATGGCAACAACTTTCAATTTATCCGTAGGATATTACCAGACGTAAGATTCTTACAAGATCCAAATAACGGTTCAGTAAATTTAATAATTAAAACGCGCAATAACAACGGCTCATCTTTAAGCACCAAATCAACAAGCGAAGTAAAAAGTGATACAGGCCAATTACATATTAGGGCAAGGGGCAGGCAGGCTGTTTTACGATTGGAATCAAATGATGATGCTGCGAACGATGGCAACTTATCAGTTGGATGGCGCCTAGGAGCAACTAGATTAGATGTGAAACAAGATGGTAGAAGATGAGCAAGCTCCTACCAACTCGTTTACCTATAGCTTTAGATAATGTAACGCCCGACATTTTTAATAGACTTGTTAGGATTTTAGAGATAAACTTAGGTTCAATAGATCCTGATAACACTTTACAGTTATCGACTATTGAACGTGACAAATTAAATTTTAATCTTGGCACGCTGATCTTTAATACATCAACCGAAGTGTTGCAAATATTTAATGGGACTGAGTTTATTGATTTGATGAATGAGCCAGACCCAAAAGGCTTTGAAGCCCAGGGTTTAGTAGGTGATGTATCGATAAAGATAGCAGGCGACATAATAATAACCCTGTAAAATTAAAGAGTTACATATGAGAGAGAATATGCTACAACAAAAAGAAGAAGGCTTGGCAACTTTAGCTGCGTTAGGGAGAAACGAAGATACTTATTTGGCCCACGTAGCCCCAGACGAAATGATCGTCCCCGCTCAAGTTTTGCGCGATAATCCACTTTTAAAAACCTACGTTTTAAATTCAATCAGCAAGTATGGTGTAGATCCAAATAAATATATTGTTGGCAACGGCGATATGGATTTGAATCCACTTACAGGCTTACCTGAGTTTGGTTTTCTCTCTAAAGTATTTAAAAAAATTAAAAAAGTCGTTAAGAAAGTTGCTCCTGTAGCTGGTGCGTTACTTATACCTGGTGTAGGTGGAGCTTTGGGTGCAGGTTTAAGCCAAGTGGGGACTGCATTAGGAATCCCAAGCGGTATTGGTTCTAGCGTTCTAGGAGGTAAAGGTATACTAGACAGAGCAGCCGCGATAAGAGGTGGTATAGGTGGATTTTTTAATAGAGGAAAATCAACCGATCCAGAGTCAGGGATGGACTTTAATTTAGGCAGAAGAATATTAGGTAAAGGCAGAACACCAGATTTTTTAAAAGCTGGTGAGGACATACTTAAAGGTCAAATAATGGCAGGCACACCTGGTCAAAGTCAAATTGGAATGATAGAAGATACTTTACGCGGTAGGCCATCTGATCCCGTTAGACAAGACCAACAATCAGGTATAGGTGGTTTGTTTGGTAGTCTAGCTGGGGGCAACTTAACAATACCTGCTTTATATGGCTTGGCTTCATATTACGCAGCAAAAAGAGACGAAGGCGGTCTTGCTGCTACACCAGCTACAACGATGGATCAATTAGGCAGATACCAAATAGCGCAAAATTTAGGTACAGGCGGAAGTAGAGAAGATTTTGGTTTATTACCAGCACCTAAAGCACTTAAGTTTGCTAAAGGTGGCGTTGCTGAACTAGACATGCGCCAAGGCGGTGAATCAGCAGGCCCAGGAACAGGCACTTCAGATGACATACCAGCGATGTTAAGCGATGGTTAGTTTGTAATGACTGCCAAAGCTACACGTGGAGCAGGCGCATACAACGTCAAAACATCTAAGGGTGGTATAGAGTTAGTCAAAACTTCTAGCCCATCAAGAGAGGCAGGCGTAAAAAACATGCGTAAATTAATGAAAACTTTTGAGGCTGTTTGATGGCTAGACAAGTAAATCCTATTCTTACATCTGTATCGCCTACCGAAACAATATCTGATCCTTTTGTTAGAGAGCTTTACTTTGGCTCTACTGATACACCTGGATTAATAAGACAAGCTACAGACGCCGCGCAAAAAGCTATATTAGACCAACCAGCAATATTACAAGAAACAGCAGGTCTTAGCCCAGATGAGATAAGAGCAAGAGAGATAGCTAGAGCAGGTATCGGTTCCTTTCAACCATTTTTACAAACTGCTGAACAATCTTTTGGCAGAGGACTCGGAGCTTTACAAGGCAGTATAGGTTTTGGTGGTCCAAGCGCAAGGCAACTTCTACGTGGTTCTTTGCGTGGCTTTGATCCAAGTATGACAGGTCAGTTTTACAACCCGTTTGAAGAACAAGTTGTTCAACGAACTATAGATGATACTTTGCGTGCTGCTGCGCAACAAGATATAGCGCAAAGAGCATCTGATATAGCAAGAGGTGGTCAATCAGCCTTTGGCTCTAGGGCTAGACTTACTGCCGAAGAAAGACAAAGAGGGATTGGTAGAGGTTTGGGCGAGGTTCTTTCTAAAATAAGGTCAGGTGGTTTTTTAACTGCTCA